ATGCAATTCGACGCCCGCGCCGCCAAGCTGCTTGAACCAGGCCGACACCTTACCATTGATGGCTACCCGGGGCTGCGCCTGGAGGCCTCCGCGACCACAAGAACCTGGATCTACCGATACAAGAGTCCGGTGAACGGAAAGATGCGCCAGAAGAAGCTGGGGCGCTGGCCAGCCATGTCAATTGCCGGGGCTGTTGTCGAGTGGGAAAAGCTACGCCAGCAACGCGAGGCAGGCGTCGACGTGGCGGTAGAAGCCAAGCAGCAGCGCCAGGCCGCTAAGGCGGCCGCTGTGGCGGCCCAGGAGAAGGCCAAGGGGGCGTTGACGGTGAAAGGTGCCTGCGACCTGTACCACGCCGGCCATATCAAGCACCATCGGAGCCTGAAGGGGCAAGTTGAAATCGCGCGTACTTTCCGAACGATGTTGGGCCCCCTTGCCGACAAGCCCGCCGGGGCCGTCACACGGGCCGACGCGTTCGCCCTGATTGAATCGTTCGCCCACATCCCTGTGCAGGCTCAGATCCTGCGCCGCGAACTGGGGGCGGCCTGGGACTATTGCCACGACGCGGGCAAGTTGCCCGAAACCGTGCCGAACTGGTGGAGGGCGATCCTCCGGGGAAAGCTGAAATCGAAAGGGAAGGCGATCAACGGCAAGAAAAGTGGCGTCAAGAAGCGTGTGCTGTCGCCGGCGGAGGCAGGGGAGTTGATTCCTTGGTTGCCGAACTTCTCGCGCGACGTGGAAGACTTTTTGACGCTATATCTCTGGACTTGCGCCAGAGGGGCCGAAATCGGAGCGATGGAGGCCGAGGAAATCTCGGAAGAGGCTGACGGTCTGTGGTGGACCGTGCCAAAAGAGAAAACGAAGAATGCGAAGCGGGCGGAGGCCACGGATTTCCGCGTCCCGCTGGTCGGTCGTGCCGAGCAGGTTGTTAGGCGTCGGAAGGCTGCATACGAGAGCGGCTACCTGTTCCCGTCCTACGGAAAGTCCGGCCACTGGGAACAAAAGTCAGTTCAGACGCGGGTTTACTACCATCAGCCCTATAGCGAGACGTCGCCGCACAGGAAGCGCGTCCGCTTGACGGTAACCCACTGGGCACCTCACGACTTGCGCCGCACGTCGCGTACGTTCCTGGCTTCGCTGGGGTGCCCGCGTGAGGTGGGCGAGGTGATATTGGGGCATATGCTGCCCGGCGTGGAAGGGGTATATAACCGGCACGCCTACGACAAGGAAAGGCGCGATTGGCTCGGCCGGCTGTCGACGTATCTGGAAGAGTTGGCTGCCGGTCGTGCCTAACTGGCTTCGACGGTCTTGGCCTTGCGGGCTCCGGTGTTCTTCGGAGGCAGAAGCTCGGAGCGGGGCCGGCTGAGCGCCCAGTCCATGATTTCCGAGTAAAGGTAGCCGACGCGCCGACCGGACAACTCCCGGGGGGCGGGGAATTCTCCTTTGGTGACCATGCTTTGAATGGTTGATTCAGCGAGGGTGGTGATGGACGCCGCCGTGGACAGGTCGACGTACAAAGGCTCAATTCGAAGCTCCATGTTTTGTTTCTCCAACGGAGACCGGCGGCCGCTTTGCAGCGGGCGCCGGTCGTGTGGTCAGTTGATTTGGGTGAGGGCTTAGGGGTAGCCGCGGAGGCGCCTGGCGCGGTGCGGAGACAGCATCACGCCGACGACGGCGCCAAGAACGATGGCCGCCGGCAGGACGAGCAGGTAAAGGGCGGTCATGCTCGTCCCTTGTTGGTCTGGGGATGTGCCGGGCACGGATGGCGCAGGGAGCCGTCACCGCTGGGGCAGGTGCAGGGCCGCGCGTCCTGGGCCGCGCGCAGCCGTTCTACTTCATCCAGCAGCGCAGGCAATGCGGCACGGGCGGCCATGATGAAGGCGGCGTTGGCTTCCTGCATGCCGCTGACATGGGGGAAAGGCAGGCAAACTGCCACCGGGCATACGGTCGTGCCGTTCACCGATGCGAACAGAGGGAACTCCCGATACCCCTCATCATCCGTGTATGGCTTCCCGAGGCTCCACAGCCCCGGCGTTGCCTTCGCCAGCAGGGTGCGAAGCTGTTCAATGTCGATGGTCATTGCTGCCCCTGGGCCGCCTGGTGCTGCTTGAGGGCGCGGATGTCGTCGCCGGCCTCTTTCAGCGCCGCTAGCGCCGAAAGATCGCCGTGCTGGTAGTGGGCCGCGTACAGACAAGCCACGGCCTCGTAGGCTTCCTCCAGCGCCGCATTGCGCACGTTCTCGGCGCTGGCCTGGGGCGCGGCATCGGCCATGGGCATCGGGGCGTGGCCGTAGCGGGCCAGGACCGCACGGGCGATCATCACGTCCTGCACGCGTACACCCATTTCGCCGTCTGCGTGCCGGGCATGGCGTGCCTGATCCTCCAGGGCGCTGATGGTGTTGGTGATATCTGCATCGCTCGGCTGCGCCTCCCCGGCTACAGGGGCGCTTGCCTTAGGTTTCGCCAGGACGGATTTCAGGAGCCGGGCGTATGCGTCCCGTTCTCGCTCAATTATTTGCTGCGCCGTCTCGTCGCTGCCTCGAAGGCGGTATTGCTGCCAATTGTCCCGCTCATCGGCTACAGGGGCGCGCAGCTTGGACAGCAGGGCGGCCACGCGCAACATGTTGTCGTGCGCGCCCTTGGCCTCAGATTCGCCGGTCCAGTCATCACGGTCACCGCTGGGGGTGTGGCATTCTCGGAGGGCGGCAGCCTCTTCGGTCAGGATGACGATGGCCTCGTCGATCGGGCGCTGCATTGCCGCCTGGGCGGCATTGTTCTGGTTCTGATTGGTCATGCGGTGTACTCCAGTTCAGCCGACTCGCAGAAGAATGAACACGATGGCAGGGACTCGTTGCGGCGCGCCTCGCCGGCCGGCAAGTCGCGCAGGGGGAAACGCTCGTTCTTTCGCGGACCGGAGCGATATCGCAGGAACCATGATCCCGGCCCGATTTCGTCTTGCAGGGCGCATACGGCCTCGAAATGCTCCGGGAAGTCCTGGCGGATGGCGCGCCAGTACCCTTCACCACCTTTCGGGCAGCCGATGCAATTGGCGTTGTCGTAGCCAAGGCGGTACATGTAGGGCAGCTGGATGCCGGCGCGCTCGATCATGGCCTTGCAATCGTCCTTGCTGAGGCCGCGCTCGATCAGCGGAGCCAGTACCGGCCGGTCGGGGTTGCGCTCGCGGAAGTCGTCCAGGCGGTCGGCTTCCTCCATCGTGTAGCCGAAGACCATCACATCGCCGGGCCGCTTCCACTCGTCCAGCAGCTTGCGTTTCAGTTCAAGCGAACACGGCGCGCCGTGGGGGCCTTTGATGTACTGCCGGCGGCGCCAAACCTGGATCGCGCTGGCGTTGTATTTCTCATTGCGCAGCGTGGTGATTTCGCGTCCGAACCAGGCCGCGGCATCGACGGCGAAGCGTCGGTTATCGTGGTGTTCCTCCAACAAGAACGCATTGACGATTTGGACGTCTCGGGTGCCGCCGTACTGGGCCAAAGCCAGTTTGGTAGCCACTGCCGAAGCGGCGCCGCATGAGAATTGGCAAACGATTCTCCCGTCCATGCTCACCTCCCCGCGCCCTGTTGTGCTGGCTGGGCGGCCGACAGGTAGGCGTGCATCGGGAACCAGAAATCCATGACCGTCACAGGTGAAGCGCCACGCCCAGGCTTGTCAGAATGCACGTATCGGGTATCGCCGACGATGGAATCGCGGCACGGCACGGCGCGCTGGTAGACCTGCTTGACCGGGGCCTGCACGATGACCCAGTTGGGGATGTCTCGTTCTTCGCGTGCAATCCGCTCCTGAACGGCGGTGACGAATTCACCCCAAGACCAGTGACCGCGCGCCCAGTACTGAATCTGGCACGAGTCATCCATCGCATAGGATTCTTCCAGCTTGAGTTCCATCACGCACCGCCTTTGCCCTGCTGGGCCGTACGGCGGACCCAGACGCATACCGGCCCCCAGTCTTCGGTGTCATGGATGGACAGGACAAACCAGCCTTCGCCCTCGGGGCGGGGCGGTTCCCAGGCGTTGATATTGGAATCGCCGGCATCGCCCCAGTACGCGACTACGGCCGGGTGGTCCTCGGGCTCGCTTTCCAGATAGGCAATGTGGGTTTGCAACTGCTGGGCCTCGAACCAAGCGGCGGCCTCGGCGTCCTGGCCTTCTTCGAATTCAGGGTGCGCCGGATGGGTCCAATAGCCATCGCTGTCGCGTTCCACGGGGGCGGCCTGGATGAGAGGGGCGGGCACGTTCAGGGCGGCGCCGAGGAGGCTACCGAGTGCGGCGTCGGGGGTGGTCTTCGGGGCGGGGGTGTTCATGCTGCACGCTCCTGGAAAAGGCTGTTGTGCTGGATGTTGGGAGAGAGCCATAGGGATTCCACGCGCGGGCGGGCGCCGTCTGCATGCGCCAGGCCGTCGATTCGGGTCCAGCCGTCGAAGAGGGTGTCGTAGAGGTCGCAGCGGTAGCCGCTGACCACTACCGGCCCCTTCAGCTGGTGCAGGGCGCTGGCCAGCGTTTTGTGCTGCTCGTCATTGAGTTCATGGCGGTACGAGTGCGCCCGAGCGCGGAATGAGCGCGTGGAGTGGACATAGGGTGGATCGACGTAGTGCAGGGTGTCGGGCCCGTCGTGTCGCGCCATGCACTCGATGGCGTCCCGATTCTCGATCACCACTCCGCGCAGTCGCTGCACCAGCTGGCGCAGACAATCTGGATAGTTCATCCAGTCGTGCGCCGGCGTGGTGCCGGAACGGTTGCTGTTCGAACGGAACCCGCTGGACTGGCCAGTAACCGCCGCTGAACCGAAGCCCGAGAAGCTGCGAAACACGGTGCGCCGAGCCTGTTCCAGCGGATCGTCGGCAGGGTCATACGCGCCTTCGAATTCAACGCGGGCGAATGGGGTGAGTTCGCACGCCCGCGCCAGGCGCTCGCCGTCGTCTCGCGCTACCCGGAACAAGTTCACGATTTCCCCGTCCAGGTCGTTGTAGACCTCGGCATAGGAGCGGGGTTTGCGTAGCAACACGCTTGCGCCGCCGCCGAAGGGTTCGACATAGCAGCGGTGGGGCGGCAGGTGCTGAATGATCCAGGGGGCCAATCGCCACTTGCCACCGTGATATCTGATGAGGGGGCGACGGACGGTCATGCGGCGGTTTCCTCTTCAGGGATGGAAGCCTGGCCGGCAGCTGCTGCGGCCTCGGCGGCGCGGCGCTGCTTTTCCGCCTGCTTGGCTCGGATGGCTTCGACGGCGCTGTGTGCCTGGAACAGATCGACCAGGGCGGCGGCGGGGATGGTGATGGTTTCGTCTGCAACGCGGCCTTCCTTTATATCGAGGAGGGTTGCGCGCTGGTTGGCGTCCAGGCGTTGGATGAAGGCGTCCACGCCGCTGATGAGCGGGGACACCACCTTGCGGGGCAGGGCGCGGCCGTTGATCGTGCTGGCGGTCACCTTGGTCTTGCCGGCGGCCTTGGCCTGGTCAACCTTGCCGGCCAGGTACTCGCCAGCTTTGGCGCCCAGCTTGCGCACCGCTTCGATTGCTACGTCGGCGGACACCGTGCAGGCGCGGACTAGTTCTTGCACATCGCGCTCGGCGTCGGCCAGAACGAGATAGTTTTCAACGTGGGTGCGGCTGCAATGGACGATGGCGGCGATTTCGGCGCTGTCCAGGCCGGCGCCGCGGAAGCGCTTGAAACCGCGCGCGGCCTCGAGCGGGCGCAGCGGGGCGTTTTTGTTGCTGGTGAAGATCCGGGCTTGCCGGTCGATTTCGTTCCCTTGGAACGCGACGATGGGAACCCATTCAATCGGGAAGCCGCGGGCGATGGCTCGGCCGTAGCCGTCATGGCGGCGATGGCCGTCGATCAGTTCCACGCCCGAGCCATCCGGGAGCGGAGCCACCTCGAGCGCGGGAAGCTGGCCGCCGCTCATGATGTAGGCGGTCAGTTCTTCTACTGCTGCTTCGTAGAAGCTGTCCCGATCCCGCAGGTTGAAATCGGGTTTTACGTGGATATCCCTGTAGCGGGCTTTCATCGCATCGGCACGTTTGAGCGTGCCGGCGTTGATCATGGATTTGAACGATGCGGGGGGATGGGTCATATGACACTCCTGCGGAGGTTGGGGTACGATCGCTTCGCCTAACTGGTGCTAATTGGGACGCGACTATGCGGAAATTCGGGGTTAGAGAGGTTCTCTTCGACGATTGGCGTCAAACAGCTTTCTGGTTTGCTGTGGCGGCCTTTACTTTGGTCGCTGGTTTTGTCGCGGGCTGGGCATGGCGTGATAGGCCCGAGGCACTTGCGCAGGTGAGGATCTTGGATGTGCTGACGGCTATTGGTACCGTCGGTGCGACGATTGCGGCGGTTGGCGTAGCGCTCTGGCAAGCCCGCCACTCGGCGAATCGGGAAAAAGAAAGACAAGAGCAAGTGCAACGCGACCTGCAGAATCGCGACCATCGTTTGGCTGCGCTGGCTGCTGCTGCTTTGGAGCCACGCCTTCGTATGATCGAGGATGAGGTTGACTTCGTGCTCACAGGATTGCAGCTATACGCCACTACCGACATCGATCCAGAGACGTTCAATCACTTGGCTAATCAATTTCAAGGCATTGACCTGGGGGTGTCGCTGGATCAATTGCTTTTGATAGAAGTTCTACCGGATGACTGTGCCGATGATGTTGCCGCTGGGTTGGCTCGTCTTAGCCACACGAGAGCAAACATTGTGCTGTGGCGCGAAGCGATGTATGACCCAGGTACTACGGGGGCACATCGTATGCTCCTTGTGAAACGGTGGACGAATGAAATTGCGGTCGCTTTAGCAGCAGTCTCATCAGCGCGCGGCGAATTGGCCAAATGGACGCGGACAACTCTACGCCATGTGGACTTCAACGAAGATTGAAATGGGCTTAGAGGGGCTGAGAGCCAAATTTGCAAGGTAAGTCATTCCGTTCATAGGACATTCCGCAGCAGCCAGCCCAGCGCCTGCGGGCCGAAGAGAATGAACGCAGCGAAGGCGACGGCACCAGGTCATGCCTGCCACGGGATATCCGCGTCCTTGCCCCAGTTGCCTTTGCCGGCGTGGTCACGGGGTGCGATAAGTCCGCCCAGCTGGCGAGCCGCCTTGGCGGCGATGCGCAGGGGGCGGATGCGTGCCGGGGGCGCGCTTGCGCTGATGGTGTTCATTGGGTGGCGCTCCAGGGGTCGGCCGCGACATAGCGGCGGATGAAGTAGTTGCCGATGGGGACCAGAGCCACCGCCACCAGGGCGAGCAGCGCCAGGCCCCACCAGATGGCGGGGATAGTTGAGGACATGGGGTTTGCGCGGTGTGCGCGGTGGTGGGCTTCGGAGAGCAGGCCGGAAGGCCCGATCAGTTCACTTCGAGGATGAAAGTCACTTTTTGCGCCGGTGACGAAGCGGCGCCGGCCCGCTCTCCGAAGCCGCCCCGGAGCGCGGGGCATGGCTTGCGGTGCTACTTGCTGACGTCGCGGCCGAAGTTGGCAACGTCGATCAGTTCTTCGATGAAGCGTATGAGTGCAGCGAGCATGGAAGGCCCCAAGGATTTGAAACGGGTGAGGGGGATCTGATGGCGCGACTTTTGCGCCTAGCAGCCGAGTAATATCTCCACGGATTGGTTCACTTGGGGCGTGTCTTTATGAGCGAAGCACAGGTAAAACTTAGCGCGGTCGAATTGGCTGCGGTTCAACGAGACTTTCCAGCGCTGCCACAGGACTACCTGGACTATCTGACGCGCCATGGTTGGGGGATGACGCCGAGCGGTCGTATGCTCTACAGCGGCCCGATAGGACCGGAAGAAATTTTCGGTGACGCGCATGAACTTCCGGGCGTTGTCCTGCTGGGCGACGATCTAGCAGGCTATTTTTTTGCCTTTAGCTTTGAAGCGCGGCAATACGGCGAAGTGAATCAACGGGGAAATTGGGAGTCGACGCTGATCGCGAAAGACATACAGACGTACGCCGATGGCACACAGCTGGACTGACGTAAGGTGCGCGCCACACGGTGAGGTTCGCTATGCGAGGCACGCGTGGCTATCGGAAATGACAGGCGCCGCAGGAGCGCCTGTGGGCCGTTCACACTTGGGCTGGCCGACCCATTGCTGACTTTAGGAAAACAGATTTCCGCCGAGAAACGGACAGTCGACATATCAGAGAGATAATTGCGAGTTATACCACCGAAAAAGCATGCGGCCCAAAAGGCCGGTTAGACTCGTTGTGCCTCAATCGGATGCTCCATGACCCAATTCTTTGCTGACCAGATTGACCAACTAGACCTAGCTGTGGACCAGCTGGCAGTTCGAGACAGGAACCTCGATCGGTTTGCGCTGATGCTCATCGACAACGTCGTGGAGCTGGTACTTCATCAGCACGCGAAGGACAAGGTCATGATGGGCCAACCTTTCGCAACGAACAAAAAGTCCAAGCCGGAATGGAAGACAGCGGTGGCCGCAATCGGTCAGAGCTTCGATGCCAAAGTGCGCTACGCACGTGAAATGGCGATGATCTCTGCGGCAACAGCGGACAGCATCCAGTACCTACATTCGTTCAGGAACTCTGCTTACCATCAGGGAAGTCGTCACGAGAACACTCTGCACTCGCTCGCGGTGTTTTACTTCCGAGTGGCGTGCACGGTGCTCGGTGCCTATAAGCCACTTTTCTACAGCCTATCCTCACGCGACCAGATATCGCACCGTGCAGTGAAGTATCTCGGTAAGCCAAACCTGTTCAATCAGCAAGATGCTTTTGTCAGGGCATCCAGCCGACTCACAGAGGTTGCTGAGGGGCTTGGTGATAGCCTTATAGACGATCTTCAGGCCGATATGCTCTCGACTATTAACCAGATCGACGATTGGCTCGACTACGTCTCGGAGAATGACCCCAACCGTCCGAGTAGGGATGACGCGGTTCGACACTGCCAAGCGTGGCCGTTCGCATGGACTGACGAGGCGAAGGCCTTCGCGCAAGCTAACGGATGCAAGGCCTCGAGCGTGGGTAAGTACGTAGAATGGCTAGGTGATCACTACAACTGGCAGATCAGGAACGACCCGGTTGCCAGTTGGAAGAAGCGGCACCGCTCGTTGCAGCAAGAAAAGGACTCGGATGCGGCGATCAAGAAGTACTGCGACTTTATGAAGCAGACGGAAGCGTTTCGCGAGGCATTGAATGAAAGCGTCCAGCAACTTGACGGCTACATTCAAGAGCAGATCGATCGTGCACGGGGAAAGTAACTGCGCGCATCACGTCCACCTCGCCAGCGCTGCGATCTGCGTGCCTCTCTCTTCCTTGGATGACTTGGGCTGTCGTCTGACGCCTAGCAAGCCTATTCGGAAGCGGCTCCTGGCAAGTGTCTGCTCATGGCCGATTGCTGACATCGCATAACCCTGTCGTGTCTGGCGATCATATAAATACTCTTTCGAGCATTGGACGGCTTCGGTAAGCGCTGACCCGCAGCGCTGGCCGAAACCAGCTTTTCAGCGGGATGTGGCGATCGAATTCCAGGCCGGTCTTAGCGGCGCCTGTGGCGCGTGGGTAGCTTCGACTATTGTTGCCGCTTAGCCCAAGTTTCCAGCACAAAGAGGGTAACCGTGTGGGCCGCGTGGATCGCCAGTCTTGCGTGGCGGGCCTCCAGCTTATATTGTCGTGTTCCGGCTCCGTGCGCTGAACTCGCATGCGTTCTCAAGGCTCCAATGCCTTCCACGACGGCGAGGAGGCCGGTCAAAATTACCTGCAAATCTTGGTCCTCGACCAAACTTGGATCGAAACCGAGGTCCTTGCGGACTACTGTCCAAACCGGCTTTAGATCCTGCTTCGCGGGCATGTCGAGGCCGCGTTCACTGATGTAAGCCTTGCACACGCTTTCCAAGATGTTGCTGGCGGCCGAGACTGCTTCACGGGGACTCTTTGTGACGTTCGATAGCGCTCGCGTGAACTCCTGGTCCACCGCCGGGATATCTTTAGCCTTGATGAAGTTCTCCAGCGTCCGGGAGGGGGATGCCAGGCCACTAGAAACCACCGTTCCCCCTCGTACATACTGAAGTTGGTAGCGATCTAGTAGCCTCTTGATCCTCTGTTGATCTTCGGTTTCTAACGAGTCCGTCGCCGTGCTGAACGGTGGCACTGGAGGGGCTTCTTCCTCCATATATGTTTCGATCAATCTGCCTAGCACCAGCAAAGGGTCCAAGGTCAGATCATTGTTTACACGTCGAAGCCAGGCGAGCGCCTTGGCGTGTTTGCTTCCGTCAGGAGGATCTCCCGGTGCGCCTGCGTACATAAAAAGGTTGTCTAGAGAGGCGTGTGTTTCACGCCCCGAAATAACGTCGGCGCATATCGCGATTAAGGGAGCAGGAATTGTTGTGCGCATAGATTTCTTAGTGTGGGCTCCACGCCCAAAACCTGAAGCAGTGGTACGCGATCGACTCCCTTTAAGATCATCCTAGGATGCGCAGGTGGGGTCCGTTGCGGCAGAGGATGATTCCCTGTCGTCGACCGGCAAGACCTGAGCAACATAGTTAGCTAGCGATATAGCCTTCAGACTATTGACTCGCGTGCCGTAGTCTAGCGAATCCCCGTGCAAAACTGTATGCCTGTTGAGGCCGGCAAATCCCTCGTGCCGCTCTCTCTCAGATGCCGCGATAGGCAATGAGGCGGCAAGTGGACTCAAGATAGCCGCCATGTAGGCGTCCGCCGCGAATTGCTCCACATAAATTGCTGTTTGTGGCCTTTTGTCTTTCTTGTTCTTAATGAATAAGTACTGATTGACGGATTCCTTGCAAATCCCGTCGGCCTGTGCGAGGAGAACCGGAACGGAAAGCACGTATTCCGCCCTATTGTGCGCCGCGAATGCTGCTTGAAAGATGTGACTGCGATGAGGAAATTTCTCTGAAACGGACTTCTCAATCCTAGCCACGGCGTCTTCGAAGTAAGCAGCAAGGGACGCCTCTGCATCCGGGTGCTTTTCATCGGCGAACTCGTTGGTGATCCTCCAAAGTGCGCTCAAGGGCATCATCGGATCTAGGTACCACCCGTGCTGGCCTAGCAAGAGCAACGCTTTTTGAGTTCGTGGCGGTAGCTCCTGAAATCCCTTGTAAAGGTCTCCGAACACGACTCCAAAGCTATCGCGCAGTGTCTGCTGGAAATGTGCGATGCGTTTCGCCGTCTTGGGTATTACCAAGGGAATGACTGGCGGAGTCCATTCGATCCTAAAATCTCGTGCCCACTTTTCTTGATTGGCAATAATTGGCTGGAGCGTTCTCTGAAGCGCTTCGCCGATCTTGACTCGGGTTTGCTCGGCCGCTCGGGCGGCTTGTCCGATATTGCGAAAGAAGGCGGCGTGCTCGCCAATGCGCGAGGATAGCGCTCGCCATTGTTCCAAATGAGCTTGGAGCTGCTGTTCAGGTTTAGATTGGTTCACTAGATCAACTACCCCCGGATTGAGCGATCTTCCAGACTGCGGTTATCTGCACACTATATCTGACTGGGTACGTTAGCGGCTTTGGCGCACCAATCGGCAGCAGTCCCATGCACCACTACTTCCCGCAGTCAATATCCTGGGGCTGCAAATATCGCGTAATTTCTAGGATCGCTTATGTGCCCCGGCGCACTCCTTGTAAGTGAGTGCCTCAGGAGGCGCAGCGACCGGGGCGAAATGCGTGCCGGGGTTATCGTCGCCACGCCCGGCTGGGCGTTGCCTGGCTGAACTTCGCGCCAAGCACACAGGGGCCAGGCGTTGGCCTGGGTGATCCTGTTTCGCCCGTCCTCCCTCTCGGGGGCGGGCGGCCTTGGTTGTTAAAGAGCGGTGCTGCGTTGTTGAGTGAACTATACATTTCCGAAATCTCCAATGTCAAGCATACTAAACATAGAGTGTGCGTTTTTGTTGAGTGTGCTTTGCAGACGTAAAAAAACCGCCCTGTAGGCGGCTTCCGACTTGAACTGCGACGTCAGCCGCGGCGGTAGTAGCGGCGGTGTTCCATCATCGTGCCAATGATGATCAACGGTTCCTGTCTGCTGTAGAGGGTGGGGAAGTCTTCGTTTAGAGGCACGAGTTCAAAAATGTCGTTCCCGCGCTCGTCGACGCCCCGTGGGCGGTACTTCTTGAAAGTCGCTTCATAGCCCCCGTTCCGTGCGACAACGAAGTCTCCAGGCTGAGGGAAGACTTCCTGGTCTACGATGATCCGGTCGCCTGGCTTGAATTCCGGAGACATCGAAAGTCCCGTAATTTCGAGTGCGAACGCATGGTCAGACAAATCCATGTCGGTGAGCAGGTATTCCAAAGCCTCTCCGGAGAAGGCGGCGCCTATCTCGGTGAGTTCGCCAGCCTGAACATAATTGATCAACGGCACACGCCGAGACCCGACGGCAGCGGGCGCCACGTTCTTATCGAAGGTGGGAGACAACGGCTGTGAGTCGGGCGACTTGGGGCCTTTGCCGCTGCTGAGCCAAATTGGGTTCACGTCAAGAACCTGGGCCGCCGCGATCAAGTTCTCGCCGGCCAATTCCTTTGTCACCCCGTTGAACCAGAACGAAACCGCGCCGCGCGTCAGCTTGAGCCGGCGTGCTAATTCCGATTGGGAGATGCGGGCGTCTGCGGCGGCTTGCCGGATTCGTTCTTGCAATGTGCTCATGTTTAGCAGATTAATCGCTTGAGTGTTTAGTTGACTTGCCATATCATGTGTATAGTCAACTAACCATTAGGCGGTCATTGCCCTATGACTAAACAAGAGGCAATCGAAATGTTCGGAACAGGAGCGGCCCTCGCGAGAGCGTTGGGAATCACGCGTGGTGCCATTTCCTTGTGGCCTTCAGTCCTGGACCAAGCCCGAATTGACCGTGTTCGGGGCGCGGCAATGCGTTTAGGCAAAAGCCTGCCGGGGGATCAAACGAAACGCCAGGAGGAGGGCGCCCATGCATAGCTCTCGATACCCGCGCGAGCCGGCCGAGACTGTTGCTGGCATGAGCCCCGAAACCATCTGCGCGCTCCGGGATGGGGAAATAGACCGCCTGCTGCAAATGCTCTGGCTGCTTGCGGGCCAGTGGTTGGAGCGAGGAGGCGGCGACCTGCATTTTCGCAACGCTGTGTCCGCGTCTCAGGTCGCCGGAAGCGAGTCCGCGAAGGCTGCATTCTTGGCTGCAGGATGTGATCTGTACGACCTGCTGGCTCAGGTGCCACAGGCCCGCGAGGCTTTGCGAACGCTCAGTTCGAATGCCGAGCCGCGGAGGGGACATAGGGATAACTATGCCTAAGCAATGCAAGCGGATTGCTCCAACTCGACCAGAGATGGGCGCGCAGCCTCCAGGCTTTGAATATCGCTTCCTCGAAGATTCCGCGCCCCGCGTGGTTAAGCCTCTTTCTGGCCCGTCATCGTCGCCAAAAGGCCATGGGCCTGCTTTAGGAGTTCGTGCTGAATGCCCACGACGGTCTGTTCGGCCGCGATCGGCACCAGCGAAGAAAAAGTGAAGCGCTGTCCTTTGCCTAGATCCATATCGATGGTGGCAAGCCACAAGCCCTCGCCGCCGTTTTCCACAGTGACCCGTGTATTCGAGTTTTTCATGGTCAGACCCTTCTTGGATTGGTTGAAGTTGAGGAACACCAATCATATCCGGCTGGGGCTGGCCGCCCATCTTCAGGAGGGAGCGCATGAATAGCGCGACGACGCCGGCCCAGCCGGCACCGCAGCCGGTGTCGCCGGCCAAGCAAAGCGACAAGGTCCAGATTGGGCCGCTGGACGTTTGAAGTTTGTTCTTCATGTCGCACATCGTAGGGCAGGGGGCATTACCCCGAAACCCTGATCGCACCTGGATTTCAAGGTAAGACCTGATGACCCATCGTTATACCCAGATCGACCCGCACGACGCGCTGTACATCAGCGTTCAGAAGACACCCGGGGGCGTGGAAGAGTTGGCGGCGTTCATGACGAACCGCCGCGGCGTGTCGATGCACGCGGAAACCCTGCGCCAGAAGCTGCGCAAGGTGAAGGGCCAATCCATGTCCCTGGACCTTTTCGAGCTCGCCACCGAGTGGATGCTGGAGAAGCAGGGCGGGGCGGACTATGCACGGGATTGGCTTTTGGCCCTGGCGCTGCGTCACGGCGTGGCCGCCAACATCCTGCCGCCGGCGCCGCATCACGCGAACGAGGTCGATGCCGCCCGCCAGAAGGTCATGGAGATGTCGCATCTCAATGGCGAGTTGTCGGCGGTGGCCATCGAGGCGTTGGCCGATGGCGCGATCTGCGCCGCTGACGCCTCGGCCATCGTGACCGAATGCCGCAAGATCGTGGAGAAGGCCCAGCGCCTGATGCGCAACGTCCAGCGGGCGGCAGACGACAAGGCGAGGGCGGGATGCTGACGCGTGGTGATTCGGGTCGCCCGGTGCGCGCAGTACGCGCGCCTGCGGCTGGCAAGGGGGCGGCGCTGTCTCGTGTTGCGGCCATGATGTGTGGCAACGCGAAATTCCAGCGGTGGGTTGTATCCCGCATCGGCGCCGCCCCGCAAGGCGTGAGCCCTAGTCAGCATGCCGCCCAGTTTGTTCGGGATGCTTGCGGCATTACAAGCCGTGCCCAGCTGGATCACAGCGCCACGGCCGCCACCCTGTTTCATGAGGCAGTGCGCAAGCCGTTCATCGAGTGGAGTGGCCTCTATGCGTGACTGCCTGCACATGTTCAAGGGATACCGCGTCCCGCCGGAGACGGTCGAGGCGGTGCGGCAGGCCATCATCGACACGCGGCGCCAGGTCGACGTGATCGCGTTGCGTGCCATGGTGGTGCCGGCGCTGGTAGCGGTAAGCCCGTGGCTGCGCGTCTCGCGCGAAGAGGCGGCTGTGGCCGCGGTGGAATCGTTCCTGTTCGACGCTGTGCGCGCCGGCCTGGTGAAACGCCATTCGAACGCCTGGACGTTTCCGCACTGGTGGCGCGTGAGGAAGTCGGAGGCAGCGGAATGTCGTTGAGCCGCAAGACGCCACTGCGTCAGAAGACGCCCATGAGGCGTGGCAAGCCCATGCGCCAAGGCGCCGCCCTGAAGTCCAGCGGCAAGCGCATGCCGGCCCGTCGCAGCAGCCCGCGTGCCACCAAGACCATGTATCGCAACCGGGCCCTGCTGGATCTGGCACGCGGCAAACCTTGCCTGCTCCAGATCCCGGACGTTTGCATCGGCGGCTCGGAGACGACTGTGGCTTGCCATTCGAACCAGGCACGTCACGGCAAGGCCGGATGGCTGAAGGCACATGACTGGGCTGCAGCCTGGGGTTGCATCGCCTGCCACGCCTATATCGACCAGAACACCACTGGCGCGGCCTACGACGAGAAGGTGGCCTTGTGGGAAGCGGGGTTCGAGCGGACACGCCTGTCGCTGATCGTGTCGGGCCAGTGGCCCTTGGAGGCCGAGATTGGCTATCTCCAGGTTTACGGGGTGGCGGCATGAGCGCCGTGATACTGACCATGCCTACCGTCGTCACTCCAGCATCACCCCAGGTCGAGGACGGCTACACACGCATTTCCAACGAGTTGTTGGGGGCGCTGGTGCTTGCCGACCTGACCAAGCAGCAATGGGAAGTCCTTATGGCGGTGGTGCGCAAGACCTACGGGTTTAACAAGACCGAGGACGATATCGCGCTGTCGCAGCTTGCGGCGATGACGGCGGGCGACCGTAGCAACCTCAGCAAAGTGGTAATCAGCTTGGTGGATCGCCGCATCCTGATTCGTTCCAAGGGGCGCCACGGCCAGCTACTGGGCATCAACAAGGATTATGCACAGTGGGGGCTGAAGGCTGACCGTGTGGCCATCGTCCAGCAGCAATGGAAGCGGCCGGCCGGTTCGTCTGCTGTGGTAGCTCCTACCACAGCAGACACAGAGGGGTGTGGTAACTCCTACCACAATGCTGTGGTAAGTCCTACCACAGAGGTGTGGTACGGGTTACCACCACAAAAGACAACTCCAAAAGAAAACTCCAAAAGACAAAAAGATAAAACCCTCTGCGCTCCGCAAGCGGATCGCGGGGAGTCGGACGACGACGGCGCACGAGCAGACCAGCAAGGTCGGGCCGTGACTGCGCCGGAGGGCACGCGAGCAGGCCGCAATGGCCGGGCCTTGACCGTGCTGACCGCCGAGCAGCAGAAGCGGTTTGAGTGCTTCTACGCTGCCTATCCCCGCAAGCGCAGCCGCATCGCAGCGGAGAAGGCGTTTGCCAAGCTGAATCCTGATGACGCCCTGCTGGCTGAACTGCTGGCCGGTATCGAGCGCGCCAAGACGACGGAGCAGTGGCGCGACCCGACGAAGATCCCGCACCCCGCGTCCTGGCTGAATGCCGGGGCCTGGGAGGACGACATTGAGACCGCCTACGGCCCGCGTGAGCTTGAGGTAATCGATTCGTTCAACGAAACCCTGGGCGACTCCATGGGCCTTGTTGACCCAGCCGTCTACAGCGAGCGGCGGGCGGGCGCGATTCGAACGTTCCTGACCTTGTCGGAGAAACCCAGTTTCTGGACGCGCTTTTTCCCGTGGATCCGCGACAACTGCACGCTGCCCCCGTATGCCGGTTTCGAATGGCTGATGAAGCCCGAGACCGTGACCAGCCTGCGGGGCGGTCAATTCACGAAGGAGCAAGGGCGATGAGCGCCGAAACGGCTTTTCTCCCGCCGCACAACCTGAACGCCGAACAGGCGATCTTGGGCGGTCTGTTGCTGGACAACGACGCCTTCGACCGCTTGGGCGATCTGGAACCGGCGCATTTCTACCACCACGGCAACCGGACGATTTTCGAGGGGGCGCGCAGCCTGATCATGCGGGCACGTCCGGCCGATGTGGTCACGGTGCATGACTACCTGCTGACGATGGGGGCGGCCGAGACCATCGGGGGCCTGGAATACCTGAACAGCCTTGTCGAATCGACTCCGAGCCTTGCCAATGTCTCGCGCTACGCCGAAATAGTGCGGGAGGCCGCTTTGCTGCGGAAGCTGGCCGGCGCGGCTGATACGGTGCGGCAGATGGTCTTGGCACGGCAACAGCCGGCTGCCGAACTGCTGGACGCAGCGCAGGCGGAATTCAGCAAGCTTGCATCGGGGGCTGTACGCAATGAGCCGGTATCCATTTCCGACACCATGCTCGCTTTCCTGGACGACCTGGACGGGAGGGTGCAAGGTAAGGTGGCGCACCCCGGCATCCCGACTGGCATCAAGGATTTGGACGACAAGCTGAACGGCGGCCCCTGCCGTGGAGACGTTGTCGTGATCGGTGCGCGTCCTGGCATGGGCAAGTCGGCCTTTGCCGGGTCCATCGGTTGCAACAACGCCCAGGCGGGCTACTCGGTCATGTTCTGGTCTGGCGAAATGCCCGCCAAGCAGGTAACGGGGCGAGCGGTGGCGAACTGGGGGCGCGTGTCGGCCTCGAAGCTCAACGCTGTCAAGCCGCAACTGAGTACGGACGACTGGGGGCGCCTGACTCGTGCCGCACAGATCGCGGGTGATGCCAAGTTCTACGTGGACGACGAAGCCGGGTTGACGTTGCAATCCTTGGCGGCGAAGGTCCGCGCGGTCCATCGCAAGCATGGGCTGGACGTTCTGATCGTGGACTACATCCAGTTGATGGAAGGCAGCGAACAGAACCGCACGCTTCAAATCGAGGCGATTACCAAAGGGCTCAAGCGCCTGGCGAAGCAACTCAACATCGTGGTTTACGCGCTGTCGCAGTTCTCGCGGGATATCGAAAAGCGGGTCAACAAGCGCCCGATGCTCTCCGACCTTCGCGATGGTGGGTCTATCGAACAGGACGCCGATATTGCCATCGGTTTGTACCGGGAAGAACAGGACGACCCGGACACCGAATTCAAGGGCTATGCAGAGTTGTACGTCATGAAGCAGCGCAACGGGACGCTGGGCATGGTGCCGGCGGCATACCGTGGCGAGTACTTGAGATTCGAGGACTACACCGGCCCCAGTGTCACGAAGTCGGCTACACGAGGCAAGCGGGGGCGCCGCACCTTTGACGATGATCAGGAGCCATTCTGATGAGCAAGCGGATAGACACCAGCAGCGAAGAATGGCGCCGGCAGTGTGAGGCCCGCCATGTTCTTTCTCTGCCCTTCGATAAGAGGGTTCCTTATCTCAATTTCGTGGGGCGAAAGCGAGGCGTGCAAGCCCAACAGTACTTGGAAACAGAGGTCCGGCGTCAACACGCCAAAAGGAGAAAAGCAGCATGAGCAGATGGCCGCGCTACCAGCTGACGCAAGCCAAGGCAGGTGCCAAGGTGAGGCCGGCGATCAGCGAGGATGTTATCCAGGCCCAGGTCATCACCTGGGCCAAACGCCAGGTCAAGGTCTACCCCGAATTGGCTCGCCTGTTCCACGTTCCGAATGGCGGCCAGCGCAATGCAGCGGTGGCGGCCAAACTGCAAGGGCAGGGCGTCAAGCCCGGCGTTCCTGATCTGTGCTTGCCGGTGCCCCGTTTTGGCTGCCCTGGCCTGTGGATCGAAATGAAGACACAGGAAGGCCGGGTAAGCGTGCATCAGAAGGACTGGATTGCATATCTCCGGAAGGCGGGCTATCGGGTTGAGATTTGCCGCAGCTTTGAGGAAGCGCGGGATGTACTTCTGGGCTATCTGGATCCGAAAGTCAGTTGTTCACCGGGGATCATCTGATGGGGTGGCTTCGACGTTGGGAGCGCGATGACCCGGCCAAGGTGCTGGAGCGAAAGCAGGATGAGCAGATCAGGCGCCGGGCCTGGGTGAACTGGAAAGAAATTCGAATCGACCCGTTCGGGGCGGTGTGGTTTGGCAAGGAGCAGGTTATGACGCGCGAAGAATCGGAACAAATCGAGGCGCTGGTGATGGTGTGGTTCAGGTGGACGAGGGCGTATCGGCCAAACCTTGGGGCTGGGCGCGTGTCGATCTACGCCCGTGGTATGCGGGAATCTGTGGAGACCGATGCGGACGAGATCGACCAAAGGCTGGCGGCCGCGCAGGCTGAGCAAGTGGATGTTTGCATCGACTCCTTGCGCTGGCAGTTGCGGGCAGCCATCGGCATACATGCAGGAAACAGGGCTGCTGGCGCATGCGTCTTCAGCAACCCCCGTTTGACGCCCGAACAGCAGCACGCGGCATATCAGGAAGCGAAAGCCGAATTGATGCCGCTGCTTCGCAAGCGCGGGCTGATCCGAAGTGCGCCGAATATCACATCAGGGGCTTGCGTGATTGCTCGCACCGCTTTATAGTGCGTGTGTCGTGGGCAGGAATCGCCCACACGCCATTGAACCCGCCAGCGAAAGCCGGCGGGTTTTTTGTTACAGGAGTGCGCATTCTGTAGACTACGGCCTTTCACAAACGTTTTAGTCGTGGGGCGAGGAATGCCAAGGTTGACACTTCAAAAGCACTCGAAGCCGGCTGTGACAATCACACGTCAAGCGGTGAAGAAGACCGGGCTGGTATATGTGGGCATAGCGAACAAGGCGATCAAGTATGCCAACGGCAAGTCGTCGAGAATTGTCTACATCGGTACCACCCAGGGATCGGCAGCACGAATTGCCGCAAGTGCTGCGAACAAGGCCGGAGACCTACTAGGCTTCTTTGGTATACGCCATCTCGAGTTCTATGTGGTTACGTCTTCAGGCATTCGCGGAGTGAAGACATGGGAGATCCTAGAACGTGGATTACTTATCACCTTCCGCGAGCTCTATGGCGAGCCACCTCTTTGCAATAAGCAGGGCCTCCGCACGCAATGGAAGGATGAACTGGAGTACTTCACTCAGAATGGCCTTAAGAGCGTGATTGAAAAGTACTCGAATCTGGGAAAGCAGGTCTCGTAGTTGCAAGGTTTGATTTGTGTGTAGGAGCCCTGATCGGGAAACTGGTCGGGGCTTTTTCATTTCCGACCTCGGCCGCCGAGTTGCGGGCACCGAGCATGACGGGCGGTACAGGAATCATTGCGCAGGCCGGTGTGTAGTTGGATGCAGCCGGCGAGGGCATGGGAGATCTTGATGGTGAGACGAACGCAGTTCCCCTGTCGCCATCGAGGTTGCGCCGCATTGGTTCGCTCACCGGGATACTGCGAGAAGCACGCAGGCGAGGCGGTTGGGTGGAAGCCTGACCGCGAGCGAGGCAACCGGCACCAGCGCGGCTACGGCTCCGACTGGGACAGGCTTCGATTGCTGATCCTGAAGCGAGACCGCTACCTGTGCCAGTGTGAGGAATGCAAGCGCACCGGCCGTGTGCTGCCTGCCACGGAGGTTGACCACCGAATACCGAAGGCGGAAGGCGGCCCCGATGAGCCGCATAACCTGTGTGCGATCAACACGGAGTGTCACAAGCGCAAGACGGCCAAGGAAAGCGGCAGGGCGCGCGCAAGGGTGAAGCGGTGGCCCTGACCCTAGGGCGTTCCGAATCGTCGGCTGGCGGGCTGCTGCGGCGGTCTGGTGTGCCGGCCGGGGCTCAATGGGAGGGGGGGAGGGTCAATCTCTGGGCCGAAGGCCGCCAGTACCGCCCGTTCCGTCTTTTTTTTACGCCCGCGAAAAATGAAATTTAGCGGATAGCGCAATTTGCGCACTTTTTGACCAATGGAGTAGGCCATGCCAGGAGTTGCTGGGCGCTCCGGGCGCAAGCCGAAGCCGGCGGCAAAGAAGCTGGCGGCGGGCAACCCGGGAAAGCGTGCGATCAATAACGACGCGCCGTCATATGGCGAGATAACAAACGTCTTCGCGCCTGAATGGTTGCAGGGACACGGGCGCGATCTGTGGGAACACCTGGCGCCGCTGTTGTGCCGTGAAAAGATCCTGCAGGCCACCGATATCCAAAACCTGGAAGCCTACTGCGCCGCCTATGGCAGGTTCCGCTGGGCGGAAGAGGACATTCAGAAGAATGGAATCGTGGTGGCTGGCTCGCAGGGCGGACCGCTGAAGAACCCTGCGGCGACCGTCGCCAACGAGGCGTTGAAGCAGATGGCGACTTATGGCGCGTTTCTCGGGCTCGACCCGTCCAGCCGGCAGCGCTTGCAGGGGCCGAAGAAGGCCGGTAAGGGGAATCCCTTCGCCGCGCTACTGGGCGGAGGCTGACGGATGGCCGCGCCCCAGTACCCACGGGTGGCGCAGGCGCTGAAATTTGCAAAGGACGTAGTGAAAGGCAAGGTACCGGCCTGCCGCTACGTTGTCCTGGCCTGCCAGCGCCACCTGGATGACCTTGCCGCGAGTAAGGCGGCGAAATATCCGTATCGATTCAATGCTGCCGAGGCAGAAAAAAAGCTCGCGCTCATCGAGTTGATGCCCCATACGAAGGGGGAATGGGCGTTCAAGCGCCAGTTGGTGACGCTTGAGCCTTGGCAAAAGTTCGGCTTGGCGGCAACGTTCGGCTGGGTGAAGAAGAAAGGCGGTTTGCGCCGCTTTCGCGAGTCCTATTGGGAGGTGCCGCGTAAGAACGGCAAAAGCGTGATCGCCGCGGGCGTCGGGATATCGATGTTCGTGGCTGATGATGAGTTCGGCGCCGAGGTGTACTCAGGTGCGACTACCGAAAAGCAGGCTTGGGAGGTGTTCCGGCCCGCGCGCTTGATGGTGCAGCGTTCCCCTATGCTGATCGAGCATATGGGCATTGAGGTGAACGCGCAGGCGTTGGCCAGGCCGGAGGACGGCAGTCGATTTGAGCCGGTCATCGGTAATCCGGGAGACGGAGCCTCCCCGTCCTGTTCAATCGTTGACGAATACCACGAACACGACAGCGCCGCCTTGTACGAAACCATGCTGACCGGCATGGGCGCGCGCCGCCACCCGCTGATGTTCATCATCACCACGGCTGGCGCGAACATCGAGGGACCGTGCTACGACAAGCGCCGCGAAGTAATCGAGATGCTTGAGGGCCTGGTGCCCAACGATGAGCTTTTCGGCTGGATCTGGACGCTGGATGAGGGGGACGACTGGACGGACCCCAAGGTCTTGGCAAAGGCGAACCCCAATATGGGCGTTTCCGTTTATGCCGACTACCTGGTAAGCCAGCAGCAACGCGCCATAAAGCAGGCGCGTTTTACCAACACGTTCAAGACCAAGCACTTGAACCTGTGGGTGACGGCGAAAGCGGGTTTCTTCAACCTGCAACAGTGGGAAGCCTGCAAGGACGAAACGCTCACGCTGGAGCAGTTCGAGGGGCAAAACTGCATTCTCGGTTTCGACTTGGCGCGCAAGCTGGATATGAACAGCATGGCGCGCGTCTTCTACCGGGACATCGACGGCAAGCGCCACTACTACAGCGTGGCGCCGCGCTTTTGGGTTCCGGAGGATACGGCCAACGATATCGAGAACCGCCGAATGGCGGAGCGGTTTCAGAAGTGGATCAATACGGGGCATCTGTACACGACTGAAGGCGCCGAGATCGACTATCGCGAGATTCACGCAGAGGCTCTGGATGCAAACCGGCTGAACGCTGTGGAGCAGTCGCCGATAGACCCGAGTGGGGCAACAAACCTCTCGCATCACCTGGACGACGATGGGCTAACCCCCATCACCATCGTGCAGAACTACACCAACATGAGCGATCCCATGAAGGAACTGGAGGCGGCGATTCAGTCCGGCCGTTTCCACCATGACGGAAATCCCATCATGACCTGGTGTATCAGCAACGTTATTGGCAAGAACCTGCCCGGTAACGATGACGTGGTGCGTCCGATCAAGCAAGGCAACGACAACAAGATCGACGGCGCGGTGGCGCTGATCATGGCCGTGGGCCGCGCAATGCTGCCTCCGGTGGCACCGAGCAACCCCTACGGCAAACGTGGATTGAGAACGCTCTAATGGCCTGGTACTCGAAATTCCTTCCGACTTCAAAGAAGGCGGCATCGCCGCCGGATGTGATTGACAGCCCTGACAGGCTGGCGGCATTTCTGGGCGGCATGCAAACAGGGGCGGGCGTCGCGGTGTCAATGCGCGCGGCGATGCAGTACTCGGCCATGATGTCTTGCGCCCGCGTGATAGCTGAGGATATTGGCAAGTTGCCACTGCATCTGTACGAGCAGAACGGCCGCATGCGGCAACGGCTCACGGATGACCCCTTGGCCGCACTTCTGAACGTCGCGCCCAATGAGTTCATGACGGCGCGTGAATTCTGGGAGACCTGCGGCCTCCACCTAGCTTTGCGGGGCAATTTCTACGCTTGGAAGAACGTGGTTCGAGGGACGGTCCGCGAGTTGCTGCCGTTACATCCTGGCTCTGTCGTGCCAAAGCTGCGAAGTGATTGGTCAGTGGTCTATCAGGTCACATTCCCCAACGGGAAGGTCGATATCCTGCCCCAGGACGCGATTTTCCACGTCCGAATCCTGAGCATGGATGGCTTGAACGGCCTCGATCCGATCACGTACTTCGCGCGTGAGGTGCTGGGAGAGGCGATTGCGGCCGATCGGCAAGCACAGGGGATGTTTCGGCAGGGCGCGAAGCTGTCGGGCGTGCTGTCGACCGAAGGCACCCTCAATGATGACGCCTACGCCCGGATCCGCGAGGATTGGGAGCAGACATACGGCGGCGTGGAGAACGCCTACAAGGTTGCAATCCTCGAAGGTGGGCTGAATTTCAAAGAAATCAGCATGACCAACGAGCAAGCACAGTTTCTGGAGCAACGCAAGTTCAAGCGCGGTGAGATGGCGGGGCTATATCGGATTGCACCGCACAAGATCGGCGACCTGGAACACGCGACCTTTTCCAACATCGAGCATCAAAGCCAGGAACATGTGACCGACTGCCTTATGCCGTTGGCTACCAAGATCGAAGCCCGCATACGGGTGTCGCTGGTGCCAAAGGACCGCAGAAATCGAGTTTTCGCCAAGTTCAACATGAACGCCCTGCTACGGGGCGACATGACGGCGCGGGCCAACTACTACACCAAGCAGATCCAGAACGGCGTTTACTCGCCCAATGATGTGCGGGAGCTGGAGGACGAGAACCCCCGGGACGGCGGGGATATCTACCTCACGCCTTCCAACATGTTGATCGACGGGAAAGTGCCGGCGGCGCCGGCGAAGGAATGATATGGAAATCAAACGCATCTCTGTGCCCTTCGAAATCAAGGAAGTGGCGGACACCGGGGAGTTCATCGGATACGCGTCGGTCTTTGGCGTGAAGGATGCCTACGACGAAATCGTGGTCCCCGGCGCCTTTGCCGACTCCATCGCGGACTGGAAAGGGAAGAACGCGATGCCGCCCATTCTCTGGCAGCACCGCAGTGGAGAGCCCATCGGTGTGCATACCGAGATGCGCGAGGACTCGGTGGGGCTGTACATCGAGGGGAAGCTGGTGATGGGGGTTTCGCGCGCCCAGGAAGCCCATGCGCTCATGAAGGCGAAAGCCGTTCGCGGGATCTCCATCGGCTTCGTCACACGAGAAGACAGCTTTGATCGCGTGAGCGGGGTCCGGTCCCTCAAGCGTGTGGACCTCTGGGAAAACTCCATCGTGACGTTCCCGGCCAACCCTGCGGCGCAGGTTACGGGCGTCAAGCGGCTGCAAGAGGCCGACAGCATTCGGGACTGCGAGACCTACCTACGGGATGTGGCGGGTATGTCGCGGTCGGAGGCAAAGGCATTCGTGTCTCGCCTCGCCGGTATCTCTCAACGGGATGTTGAGAGCGTCCAGGCGCTGCAACGGCTGAAATCTGCCATGCGCCTCTCGTAAGTAGCTTTCAACGCAACCAATCAAGGCCCGCCAAGCGCGGGCCTTTTTCATTTCAGGAAGGAAATATGGAACTGAAACAGATCATCGAAGACCTGGGCCGCTCGTTCGAAGAATTCAAGAGCGCCAACGACCAACGTCTGGCCAAGCTCGCCAAGGGCGAAACGGTCGAATCGCTCGAAGCGAAGCTGGCGAAGATCGACGCCGACATCAAGCGCCTGGACGACCTGAAGTCGGCCGTGGAAGACCTGGAAAAGCGCGCCAATCGCATCGGCGTGCCCGGCGCCGAAGACCCGGAAGCCGCCGCCTACAAGTCCGGCTTCGACAAGTTCATGCGCAAGGGCGACTCGTCCGAGATCGAGCAGAAGGCCATCAATACGGGCACCGAGGCCGATGGCGGCTATGCCGTGCCGGAGCAACTGGACCGCCAGATCATCCAGTTGCTGCGCCGGACGACCGCCATGCGCGATCTGGCCCGGGTTATCACCATCGGCACCCCCGACTACAAGAAGCTGGCCAACCTCGGCGGCGCTGCCGGCGGTTGGGTCGGCGAAGAGGACTCCCGTCCGGAGACCGCCCATCCCAAGCTGGGCCAGGTATCGGCCTACATGGGGGAAATCTACGCGAACCCCGGTGCCACGCAAACCTCGCTGGACGACGTGTTCTTCAATGTCGAACAGTGGCTGAACGAGGAGGTGAACATCACCTTCTCGGAGAAGGAAAACGCGGCGTACACGTCCGGGGACGGCGTGAAGAAGCCGAAGGGCTTCCTGGCCTATCCCGTCGCGCTGACCAAGGACGGCACGCGACCCTTCGGCACCATCCAGGTGGTGGACACCGGAACGGCCGGAACTTTCAACGGCGACAACCTGATTGACCTGGTGTACGAGGTCAAGAAGGGCTATCGCCAGAACGGCAAGTGGTCGATGACCACGATGGGCCTGAAGATGGCCCGAAAGCTCAAGGACGCCGAAGGCAACTATCTGTGGCAACCGGGCCTTCAAGCGGGCGAGCCGTCGTTGCTGCTGGGCTACCCGGTGGTCGAGAACGACGACATGCCGGACCCCGTGGCCGATGCGTTGTCTGTGGGCTTCGGCGACTGGAAGCGCTTCTATACCATCGCCGACCGCATCGGCACGCGCATCCTGCGTGACCCGTACACCAACAAGCCGTACGTGCATTTCTACACCACCAAGCGTGTCGGCGGCATGGTCGAGGATTCGCAGGCCGTCAAGCTGCTGCGTCTGAAGGCGGCCTAATCACACTGGGCCGGCCCACGTGGTCGGCCTGGTCTTCTGGAGATCGATATGCCGATCAAGATCACGAAGGCGTTTCAGTGGTCGCCCAACGGCTACGAAGTCACTACCGTCGAGGCTGGAGAGTACGAGTCGTTGCCCGGTCGTGCGTCCGAAATCGCTTTGCAACTTGGCGTGGTCGGTGAGCATCAAGAGGCCCCCGGGACTCCACCTGTCGCTGCCGTGGCCACGGCGGCGCCGGAAAGTACGCAGAATGGAACGGATAGCGAGCCGTCCCAAGTCGCGAGCGTCGCCAACGAAGGTGCGGTAACAGACCAGAACGACGGTAAGTCCGGCCGCCGCCGCAATCGTGCTGCGGGAGCGTGACATGGATGATGACTGGCTGACGATGGAGCAGGCGTGCAGCCACTTGCGTACAGATCCTGGCGCCGATGCCGATCCGGATGTGCGAATGGCTCTGGAGGCTGCCAAGGCGGTCGTTTCGGACTACCTGCGGCGCCCCGTCCCCTGGACTAACGCCGCGGGAGAGGCTGTGCCTGTCCCTGCTAGTGTCGTGGCGGCAACAAAGCTCGTCCTAGGCGAACTGTACGAGACCCGCGAGGCAGCAGCGAACCCGCTGAGCGAGGGAGTGAAGCTTCTACTGTGGCCGCATAGAAAGGTCAGGATCATGTGATGAGCGCCGGAAAACGAAATCGCCTATTGGAGATCTTGCGTCGTGGTCAGCGGCGAGACCAAGCAAACGACCTCATCGATGAATGGGAACCTATCGGAAAAGCCTGGGCGTCCATTCGGTTCGTCTCGGGCATCGCCGCAGTCAAGGCGGGAGCCGAGCAGGAAGTGACCAAGGCCAGCATACGCCTCACCTATAGGAGAAACATCGAGATGGGGATGCGCTTGCGTCATGGGGGCGACGTTTTTGAGGTAGACGCGGTTCTGCCTGATGAGGATCGCCGCCGCCATGTTGACCTGGTTTGTAGAAAGCTGACCGAACGCGAGGTGGTGGCATGAGGAAGGCCAAGCTCTTTCGCGCTAACTCGGTTTCGTTCTCCATGGAGGGAGACATAGAGGCCCAGGTGGGTGCCTTCTTTGACCGAATCAAGGAAGAGGCATTGCGCCCAGCCGCGCATGCAATGGCCCTCGTCCTATATGACGAAATCCGGCTGCGCGTGCCTCATCGTCTCGGAAAACTCCAGTCTGCCATTTATCGCTGGTTCGACGACAAGCGGTCGACGCCGGATCGGAAGACCTACCTGGTGGGCGTCAACGTCACGAAGGCGCCCCATTGGTGGCTGGTCGAATATGGGCATTGGCGGCGCCATGCCGTGGTTCAGTTGGACGATGGTGGATGGATCACGCTGAAGAATAGGCCGCTCAAGGTGCCTGTGTTCGTCCCCGCCCAGTCTTACCTGCGGTCTTCAGTGGATGCGAAGCTCAAGGCCGCCGCGGAGGCTGGCCGCCGGCGGCTGGCCGAGAAGGTACGGGAGATTCAGAATGGTTGAATCGTTGATGCTCCAGGCGTTGGTGCCGATCTTCGAAGGACGGGTATATCCCGACACTGCCGCAGGCGATACGCCGATGCCTTTTGCCACGTTCCAGCAGGTCGGGGGCGCCTCCACAGTCTTCATGGATGGCGCGCTGCCGGACAAGCAGAACGCCCGCATGCAGATCACGGTCTGGGCGAAGGGCAGGGCGCAGGCGTCGGAGCTTATCGGCCGGGTGCAGACCGCGTTGTGCGGCTCGCCTTACTTCGGATTGCCTCAAGGGGCGCCCGTCTCGCTGCGGGACCAGGAAACCGGCTTTAAGGGTGCCATGCAGGACTTCAGCATCTGGTACACGCCATGACGACTCCCATTGTTATCGCCGGTGCCACCGTTGCTTTATGTGCCGATGTTCCGCGAGTCGTGGGGACGGGGGCGTTTGATTCGCTGGCCTTCATCCCCATCCGAGGTGTCCGGGTCTCTGGCTCGCTCGTGCTTCAGTACCAGACTGCCGCCTTCCATGCCCTGGGAAGCGCCGCTCCGTTCCAGCGCCGGGTGGCGCGGGCGCCCCAGACGTTGCAACTGGAGCTTCTTCGCCTGGTCGACCCAGGCCAAGCCCTGCTGCGGCAGGCCGTGGGGCTGGATAAGCCCTACACCTACCGCATCACGCTGCCGCGCGTGGGAGCGCATTTCTTCGTTGCCCGCGCCTCAAGCCGTTCCCTTTCGGTCGGCAGCGCTACTGACCTAGCCGGCGTGACGGTAACGCTTGAATTGGAAAGCCAGATCGTCGAGCCGTAGCCCGCCGCCTTATCCATTTTCGTCGTCCGCCCTCTTTGGGCAAAACCTACAGCCCGCAATTGCGGGCATTTTTCGTTCATTGCAAGGAGCCTAGACATGGCCGTTTCTCTGCCGAACGGTGTCATCCTGTCGCTTGCGACGGGGTACGCCAATTCGAAAACCATCACGGCGATTACCAACGCCAATCCCGCCGTCGCTTCCAGCGCGGCCCACGGCTTGGCCAACGGCGCCCTGGTCGAACTGAAGTCCGGATGGCAAAAGCTGAACGAGCGCATCGTGCGCGTCGCCGACGCCACCGCCGGCACGTTCACGCTGGAAGGTATGAATACCCTCTCGCCGATCCAGTTCCCGGCCGGCACCGGCGGCGGCTCCATCCGCGAAATCACCGCGTTTACCCAGATCACGCAGGTCTTGGAAACGTCCACGTCGGGCGGGGAAATGCAGTTCGCTACTTTCAGTTTCATGGAAAACGACTTCGAGTCCCAGATCCCGACGCAGGCGAGCGCGCAGTCGCTGGCGATCACCATCGCCGATGATCCGACGCTGCCCGGCTACAAGGCGCTCCAGGCCGCCGCGGAACTGCGCGAAGTGCGCGCCCTGCGCGTCGCATTCCCCAACGGTTCGGTGCTGCTCTACAACGGCTATGTGTCGTTCAACGAGACGCCGACCATGAACAAGGGCGAAGTTATGGGCGTGCAGGCCACGTTCTCGCTGCTGTCGCGGCCCGTTCGCTACGCCGCGTAAATTCCACGGCTGGCCAAGCGGCAGCCAACGGGCCGCCCATGGACGGGCGGCCCTTTTCTCCCAATTCTCCATTTCTCGGAATCTCTCATGGCAAAGATCAAGTTCACCCTCGTTCCCAACCCGACCTTCAAGCACAAGGTGCCGATGCCCATTCCGGGCGGCGCATTCGCGGATGTGGAGTTCACCTTCAAGCACCGCGGCAAGGAGGAATTCACCGAGTTCCTGGAGCGCGCCAAGGACATGGATGACACCGACCTGGTGCTGGCTATCGCCAGCGGCTGGGAACTGGAAGAGCCGTTCGACAAGGACAACGTGGGCCAGCTGGTCGAGAACTACGTCGGTGCGGCCCGCGCCATCTTCACGGCGTACATGGATGAAATCGTCAAGGCTCGCCTGGGAAACTGATCGCGCTGGGGGCGGCGCTCTACCGCCGGCCGCCCAATGCGAAGGAACTGGAGGCGTTCGGGCTCACGGCCGAAGACGTAGAGGCGCCGCCAGTCGAAATATGGCCCGAGAACCAGCAGGCGTTCGAGATATTCGCCTCGCTGCGCACCCAGTGGCGCGTCAGCTTTGCCGGCGTGACCGGCCTGGACTATGGCGTCCTTTATCGCAGGCTTGACCGGCTTGGCCTGTCTGCCGAGCGGTGCGACGAGCTGGAAGACCAGATCCGCGTCCTTGAGGACGCGGCGATGCAGGAAATAAACCGCAAGTAGCCGCCCATGGGCGGCTTCCTTTTTTGGAACGTGTCATGACTGATGAGTTGACCAGAAGTGTTATCCGGGTTGATGGTGACGCGTCCGGGCTGACTGCGGCCATGGCCGAGGTGACGCAAGAAACCGGAAAAGCCAAGAAGTCCCTCGCGGCGTTGGGGCGTGATGCGTCGCAAGGAATGACCAAGGCCGCCGAAGAGGGCTCGCAGGCAGGCCGCAAGCTGGAACGCGCTACGCAAAGTCTGGTGAACCAGATTGAGCGTCAGATCGCCGTGACCGGCGCGGGTGCGCGCGGGACCGCCTCCTATTATGTGGAACTGGCGAAGCAGCGTGGCATCGACGCCAACCAGCTGAAGCCCTATCTGGATCAGCTGGAGGCCGTGACGCGCAAACAGGCCGAGGCCAAGGCCGCGATCCAGGCCACCGCGCCGGCGGTCGAGCAAATGGGAATGTCGGCCAAGGCCACCGCTGCGGCCATGCGCGGGCTGCCTGCCCAGTTCACCGACATTATCGTGTCGTTGCAGGGCGGCCAGCGTCCCATGACGGTGCTGATGCAACAGGGCGGCCAGTTGAAGGACATGTTTGGCGGCCTTGGACCCGCAGCGCGAGCGATGGGCAGCTACATTGCTGGCTTGGTCAATCCGTTCACGCTGGCCGCCGGTGCGGTGGCCTTCCTGGGGACGGCCTACCTGAAAGGGGTAGACGAATCCCAGGCATTTAACCGGACCGTCATTCAAACGGGCGGGGTGGCGGGCGTGACGGCCGGCCAGCTGCAGGACATGGCCCGCCGGGCGGGCGATGTGGTCGGCACGCAGGGTAAGGCGGCCGATGCACTCAACCTCTTTGCCAGTTCGGCAAAGGTCGGCGCCGAGAACATGGAGCAATTTACCGCGGCGTCGGTGCGCTGGGAGAAGGTTACGGGCGCCGCCGTGGCGGATACGGTGCAGAACTTCATCGAGCTTGGGAAATCGCCGCTGGAAGCGGCCCTCAAGCTCAATGAGGGAATGAACTTCCTGACCGCGACGACGTATGAGCAGATCCGCGCGCTGGAGCGGCAGGGCAAGACGGCCGAGGCGGCGAGTGTGGCCCAGCGTGCCTATGCCGATGCGCTCAACGACCGCGCGCCGAAGCTATCCCAGAATCTCGGACTGCTGGAGCGCGCCTGGAAGGGCGTGAGCGAGACCGCCCGAGGCGCCTGGGACGCGATGCTCGATATCGGCCGCGCCGGGACGCTCGAAGAGCGCATCGCCAAGCAGGCGGCTACCGTCCAGGCGCTGGAGGGCAAGCTACAGGCTCGGCTCGCGCGCGGCGGCGCCACCGGCAACATGGCCGATCTGATCAAGGCGGCCGCGACCGAACAGGAGCGGCTGGAGCGCGAGTATTTCGAGGCCCAGGGTAAGGCGCAGGCCGAACGGGACCGCCGCAAGGCGCTGGACCAGACGCAGTTTCGCGCCGACTACCTGGAGGACGACAGCCGCAATACGAAGTCGCAACAGCGCCAGCGCGCCATCGAGAAGGAGGCGGCGGCTTTCCGCAAGGCGGTGGAGGGCCTGAAGGAAGGAACGGACGAGTATCGCAAGGTCTACGCCGCCCACAAGATCAAGCTGGCCGATATCGACAAGCAGTTTGAGGATAAGGATGCAGGCAAGGGGCCGTCCGGCGCCGAGTCGGAAATTGCCCGGCTGCGCGCCCGGATCGCGGAAGAGAAGGCGCTCGCGGTCGAACTGGACCAGCGCGGCTTGCACACGAGCAAGCTGAACGAGTACGAGCGGCGTTCGGCGGAAATCGGCGAACTGCTCAAGGGCAACCTCAAGTCCCAGGTACGGGCCAGCCTGGAGCGTACCAAGGCGCTGGCGACCGAGGCTGGGGCGTTGATGCGTGCTAACGCGGAGACGAAGGCTTTTCAGGAATCCCGCGAGAAGTACTTCGCCAGCCTGGAGGACGGCGTAGCCAAGATTGCCCAGGAAGCGCAAAGCGTTGAAGACCAGGTCGCCACCTATGGCCTGAGCAAAGCCGCGCTGGAGCAGCTGACGATCGCGCGCCTGGAGGAACGTAAGGCCGCGCTCCAAGGGTTTGACGGCTCCGAGCGGGAAGTCGAACTCATCGAGAAGGAAATCGACGCGCGTAAGCGCCTGGGCGCGGCGATCCGGCAGAAGGATATCAAGGACGCCCAGAAGAAGGTTACGGACGAAATGGCGCGCGACTGGGAGCGCACCGTGGACAAGTACGGCGACGTGTTCCGCCAGGGCTTTGCCGACATGATGAACAATGGCAAGGACGGTTGGAAGTCGTTCACGAAGTCGCTTGTCACGACGTTCAAGACGACTGTGGCGGACCAGATCTATCGGATGTTCGCGCAGCCGTTCGTGGCGACCATCGTCGGCAACCTGGCCGGCGTAATGGGCGGCAATGCGGGTGGTGGAGTCTTGGGCGGTGCGGCGGGCGCTCAAGGCGCGGTCGGCGGTGGCCTGAGCTTGATGAACGCTTTGAGTGTGGCCCGCACCGCCTATAGCGCTCTGACTGGGGGCTTCACTGCCACGCTGGCCTCGGGCATTTCGTCAATCGGCAGCGCGATTGGATCCTCGGCGGCGCAGCACTTCGCGCTGGGGATGACCGGCCAGGGGGCGAGCTTGGCGGCCGGCCTTGCCGGCCCCACGACCGCCGGTAGTTCGGCCGCTGCCGCAGGTTCCATGATGGCGAGCGCGATCCCGGTGGCTGGCTGGATCGCCGCGGGGATGATGGTCAATCGCTCGCTGTTCCGAGCGGGTTGGGATCCTGGCAATGGCACCATGGCGCCGATTGCCAAGTACAACCCCATCACCGGTCCGTCCCTGTGGACGGACAAGGCGTTGCGCGCTGTCGGGGTGAGCGGGGAATGGGCTTCCATGCTCTCCGGCTCGGCGATCATCGCGCGCGCCTTTGGTCGAGGCCCCAAGCAGTATGGCGATACCACCATGGTGGGCGATTTCAACTCGCTCGGCTTCAACGGGTATACCAGCACGCCCTGGAAGCAAAAGGGAGGATGGTTCCGCAGCAACCGCAACGGGACGCAGATTGGTGCGCTGGATAACGACTTTCTCAGCGATGTTGGCGCCGCGTTCGAGCAGATGAAGACGAACGCGGCCGGGCTTGCGGAAGCGGTCGGGGTGTCGGCATCGTCCCTTGCCACCTACAGCGATCAGTTCCGGATCAAGCTGACCAAGGACCAGGAGGAAAACCAGAAGCTTCTGGATGAGGCGCTGGCGAACATCGGCGAGAACATGGTCCGCTCGCTGGTGCCGAACATCGCCGACTTTTCCAAGGAGAACGAGACCGCCTCGGCCACGTTGCAGCGCCTGGGGGCAAATCTGGGGGCGGCAAATCGTGCGCTCAAATTGCTGGACCTGAAGCTCTACGACGTGTCGGTGTCCGGCGCGGCGACGGCTTCCAAGCTGGTGGATGCCTTCGGAAGTATCGATGCGATGAGCCAGGCGACCGCCCAGTATTACCAGCTGTACTACTCGGAGGCTGAGCGGGCGAAGTTGAGCCTGGCTGATATGGCCGATTCGCTGAAGGGCGTCAACCTAGCCTTGCCCAATACCATGGAGGAACTGCGCGGGATGGTGTCGGCGCTCGATCTGACGACCGACGCCGGCCGCAAAGCCTACGTGGCGCTCCTGGCTATCGCGCCGGAGTTCGCCGCAGTCATGGAGGCCACCACGCGCCGGGGCCAGGAGGCCGCCGGCAAGCTGCTGGAGGCGTTCACGGGCCGTGGCGCGCTTGCTGGCGCCTTGGACGGGGCGGCGCTGAAGGCGATGTTGCTCGCTGGCTCGCTGACCCAGGTCGGCACGTCGACGGGGCAGATATCGCGCCTCTTCCTGGATCTGGATTCGGGCTTGCTCGATTTCAGTGTCTCCAACACTCGTTTGGACAGCTCTCTTTCGGGGGCGCAGGAAGCCAGTTTGTCGCTGGTGGACCAGATGGAGGTATTGCGAAGCACCGTCGGCGGAACGGTCATCGATTTTGCTGGGCTGGCCGGGGCGCTGGAAAAGGTGGACACCGATGTCTTCGTGGCTACCTTGACCGCCGCCTTTGAACAGCTGGCCAACCGCATGCGGTCGCTATTGGACAGCATCGCCAACGAGCGAATCGCGGTTCGTCAGGCGGCACAGCAGGTGCTGGACCCCGGGGCGATGTCGCCCGAGGCGATCCGCAAGGGAATCCAGGAAATCGCTACCGCCTTGCCCAGCAACGCTGGGCTGGTGGCGGCCGGCGCGCAATTGAACTACGCCGATTCGGTGCTGGCCCAGAAGCTGAGCGCCCGCAATGCTGCGGAGCAGTCTTACAACTCGGTCAAGGCATCTCACGATACCGCGACCGGCAATCTTGACGCGGCCCAGCAGCGAGCCAGTGACGCCCAGGCGTGGCTGGACAAGCTGAACTGGGATATCTACGCGCCCAAGACGGTCCCGTACAAGAAAAAGAACTGGAAGGAACTGGACGCGGCGCGTTCGGTTGCCCAGGCACAGCTTCCGGCCGCCCAGCAGGCGCTTGCGCAGGCCCAGGCCGCGCTGGCGGCCGCCCAGGCTGCCGCAGCTGCGGCGCCCAGCGCCGCAGAGGTAAGCCGGCTACAGGCCGCCTATGCCTCTGCCGTGACCGAGGCCGCCAGCGCTCAAGCCGTGGCGACTGAAGCCGCGAACAAGGCGCGCACGGAGCAGACAGCCTACGCGGATGCCTTGCAGAAGTTCGCCCTGGATACCAGCAAGTCGGTGGGCAAGCTGGGCGAGCTTCGCGCGGAGACGTTGCGGTATTACGAAGCCCAGAAGGCGTTGGCGAACTTGCTCGCGGAGGGAGCCAAGGGGCTGCGCAAGACGGTGAAGGACTACCGCGTCAGCCAGTTGTCGCCGGAAGATCAGTTCGCCAACTTGCAAGCGGACTATGCCAAGGCGTATGCCAAGGCCATGGGTGCGGACGGGGAGGAACTGGCCGGCTATGCCGACGAGTTGAACAACCTGATGCTGCCCATGCTGGAGGCAGCGAAGGGGGCGTTTTCTTCGGATGAGCAGTATCAGGCGTTCATCGCCACGGCTTTGGCTCGCGCCGAAGCGGTGGCGGGGCGCATGGATGCTGTCGCGCCGAAGGACTACCAGAAGCAGAGTCTGGACTTGCTGGCCGAGATCGACGCCAAGCTGCTGGAACTGGAGAAGTCTGCGCTGTCGGGCGATCAAGTGTTGACCAACGCGATCAACGCCGCACGCGATGCGACGGTGAACGGTTTGCGGCAAGTGGTCAACGCCTTGACCGGCCGGGCTGTTGCCGCATTTGCCAAAGGCGGTTTCCACACTGGCGGCCTGCGATTGGTCGGCGAGAACGGGCCGGAGTTGGAGGTTACCGGGCCGTCTCGGATCTTCAACGCCGACCAGACGCGCGCCATCTTGGCGGGCGGTGACGATAGCCAGATGCTGGTGCTGCTGCGGGCTTTCCTGCAAGAGCAACAGCGCCTGCGGGAAGAGGTCGAGAACTTGCGCATCGAAGCGCGGGCGACGGCCAGCAATACTGGCAAAACGGCGCGGCAGCTGGACCGCATCGAGGCCGATGGGCTGGTTGTCCGGCCGGATGGTGTTGAGGCTCTACGTGTGGAGGTCACGAACGGATGAAAGTAATCAAGCCTGTTTCCATAGGCCGCGATCAGTTGGTTTCGTCCAGCGTCTCCGAAGACGACTACCCCGCCTACAGCCCCACGACCGATTACACGATGGGGCAGCGGGTGGTGTACGAGTCCAAGGTGTATGAGTGCGTCCAGACGCCGAACAAAGGCAACACGCCGGGGGCGGCGCCGCTGTATTGGGCGCTGGCCGGGCCTACCAACCGATGGGCGATGTTCGATAGCGAGGTCAGCACGCAGACGATTGGTGACAGCCCTTTGCGTGTGGTCGTTCGGCCTGGGTTGATCAACAGCCTGGCGCTTCTGGAACTCGTCGGGACGAAGGTGCAGGTCACAGGACGGGACGGCCTGGAGGGGCCAGTTATCTACGAGGCTGAGCGCGTACTGGAAGGGTCGATGGTGACCAATTGGTACGAGTACTTCTTCGAGCCGTTCTCGCCTTTGACGGAGCTTGTGCTTACCGACCTGCCCGCATACGGCTCCCTGCATCTTGAAGTGGCCATCTTGGCGCCCGGCGCTGAAGCAGCGTGTGGTGCCCTGGTTTGTGGCACTGCCTATTTCATTGGTGACGCCGAGTACGGCGGCAGCGCGGGCATTGTCGACTACAGCCGCAAGGAAACGTCGGAAACCGGCGTGACCACGTTTCGCAAGCGCCGATTCTCGCGCCGCATGTCGCAGCGCCTGTGGTTGGAGGGGGCGCGCTTTGCAGCGGTCTATCGACTGCTGTCCGGCCTGCGCGCTACTCCCTGCGTCTGGATCGGCACGGACGCCGAGGGGTACGGCCCGCTGACGGTCTACGGCTTTTATCGGGACTTTTCCATCGACATCGCATACCCGATGGTGAAGTTCTGCAACCTCGAAATCGAAGGACTTACTTGATATGGCAATTACGAGCCTGCCTACCCCGCCCAGTCGAAGCGATCCGGAGAATTTCCCGGAGCGGGCGGACGCCTTTATGGCGGCGCTACCGCGCTTCGCCAGCGAGGCCAACGCGCTGCAAGACCATGTGGACGAGGCCGCCGCGACTGTCGATCAGGACGCCACCGCGGCTGCGCTGAGCCGCGACGCGGCCGCCGAGAGCCGGAGCCAAGCGGGGCAGTCCGCCCAAGCGGCCGAGACCGCGCGGCAGATGGCCGCACAGAAGGCTGGAGAGGCCGGTGTGAGCGCGCAGCGGGCGCAGCAGTGGGCGGAGAAACTGGGCGCGCCGGTGGAGGGCGATGGCTTCTCGGCGAAGCACTGGGCCGAGATTGCGGCCAGGGGGGCTGGTCTGCCCGTATGTATGCCGGACAGTGTCCCGACCCAAGACGTAGGCCCGATTTTTATTGTTCGCCAGGGTAATGCGGAGTGGGACGCGGCAACCGGGCGCTATCGCGTTCACTCCGATATTCCGGTGGGGGCTGTGGCTTGGTGGCCGCTGCGCGCCTCCATCCCGGTCGGCCGGATCCCTGCGGATGGCCAGACCATTTCGCGCGCCACCTTTCCCGACCTTGCCGCCATGGTGACGGCTGGGACGGTGCCGGTAGTGCTAGAGGCCGACTGGCTGGCCGATCCGCTCAAGCGCGGCAGCTATACCGCAGGCGATGGGTCGACCACCATCCGAGTGCCGGATCTGAACGGCCGCTCCACAGGCTCTCTCGGGCGCGTGTTCCTCTCGGGCGACGGAATCGATTCGAATGGCGCGTGGGGTGTATTCCAGCGAGACCAGTTTCAGAAGCACCACCACTACATCAACCTTAAAACGGCCAGCGGTGCTACCGACGTATACGGCACTTCTCCCTACGGTAGCGGCACCGGGTCGCAGTATTCGACCTGGGGCGATGCCATCCAATTCAACCCGCAAGTTGGTCCCCCGCGTTCGGGCGACAAGACGCACCCGCAGAACGTCACAGGCGTCTGGACCATCCAGGCGTTCGGCGCCGTCACCAATCCGGGCAGCGTGGACGCCGCTCAACTGGCCAGCGATTATGCGCGCCTCTCGGCGGCGTTCCAGAGCGAGGTGGCGTTCACGATGCTCTATCCGGGTGGCGGCAATGCGGCTTCGCCGGGAAATGTCACCATCAACAGCAGGTATGTCATGTCGAATCCCTGGCCCGGATCGCCTGTTCTCGCATTCGCCGAGGTTTTGATGGGCACCGTATGGACCACCACGGGCTGGCGTTGGCTCGATGGTGCCAATACTCAAGGAGTGGCGGTCGGCCAGTATGGCGACAGTGTCGTTTTGCAGACGGGCATAGGTGCGTTATGGAACCGGGGTGATTGGCAAGGATCGCCGATCCCAGCGAGCAACCCGGGGATCAGCCTGACCTCTCTTCCGTGTCGGGTCAAGGTTTGGAAGGTTAAAGGGGGGTGATATGACACATATATATGCAATGCCGGGTGAAGGCTTGCAGCAGTTCGGAGGCGAGTGCCCCCCTGGGTGGGTGCAGATGGAAGGCGAACGCCCAGCACCGGGGCAGGTCGCCTCCGCGGAGGGAACTTGGATAGAAGCTGCATTGCCGGTGCCTGCTTCGGTCTCGCGCTACCAGGGGCGCCAGGCGCTCCGGCTGTCCACCATCGAGGCAGGCTTCATTGTGATCAACGACACCTTTGAAAACAGCCCCGCCAAACGCGATCTGCTGGCGGTCGTGGAGGAACTGTTGGATCAGGCCGAAACACCAGCCTACTACCGTGACGCCTGGGCGGAACTTCAACAATTTGAACGCGACAGCCCCATGCTGCTGGCAGTCGCTGATGAACTCGGCCTGGGGGCGGTGCAACTGGATGACCTGTTCCGCTTTGCGGCCACATTGAAGGCATAGCTTCGGTCGCGTTCTTTAAGTGTTTGTATGCCCGCTTCGGCGGGCTTTTTTTCGTCCATACGGGAGAGGCAATCATGCACACCGTCAACAGGAGCAGGGAAATTATGGAACCGAGTTCCACGGGGTTGGGCGGCTTGGCGGCCCTGAAGGGCCTGGAAGGGCTGGGAGGGCTGGCGGCGGTGAAGGTCGCCATGGCCTACGGTGTGCCGGCGGCAATCGCAGCGATTCTGGGGCTACTCATCATGCCCCCGCGTACCGGCCGCGAGTTCACGGTACGCACCATCTGCACGGTCGCATGTTCCTTCATGTTCGGCCCAGCGCTCGCCGGGGCGGTCATTGCCTGGAAGCCGGGATTGATGGAGGCCATGACGTGGTTGGCGCAGCACGGCGCCGGCAGCGACGACGCGCTGCTGGCCAAGTTCTATGTGCTGGGGCCGAGCATGTTGCTGGCGGGGTTGCCGGCCTGGTGGGTGCTGGGTGCCTACATGCGCTGGATGGCGAGCATGCGGCAAAAGGGGCCTTTGCAGTGGCTCGCCGAGGTACGGGCCAAGCTCCTGGGCCTGCGGTCGGGCGGGGAGGGCTGAGCCATGGATCTGAAGAAGATCATCGATACCGCCGTCAGCCCTGCGCTCGCGCTGCTGCCGACGCGCATGGACACGCCGGGGGCGCGCGTCATGCTGTTGGCGATTGGCCTGCAGGAAAGTCGATTCACGCACCGCCAGCAGATCGGCGGCCCTGCACGGGGTTTCTGGCAGTTCGAGAAGGGGACGCGCGCGAGCCGCGGTGGCGTGTGGGGTGTCTTCCTGCACGCGGCCAGCAAAGGGCATCTGGCGGCGCTGTGCAAGGCCCGCAGCGTGGCTTGCGACCCGGACGCGATCTATGCGGCGCTGGAGTATGACGACGTGCTGGCCGCCGGCGTGGCGCGGCTGCTGCTGTGGACGGACCCCAAGGCGCTGCCGCAGATCGGCGACGGGGACGCGGCGTGGTCACTGTATCTGCGCACCTGGCGGCCCGGAAAGCCGCATCCGCAGACCTGGCCGGCTCTGTACGACCAGGCCATGGCCACCTTGGAGGTCTGACTATGCCCGCATTCGTACAACGGCTATGGGGCTACGTGGTCGCCGCCCTGGCGGCGGTCGCCGCGGTGGTGCTGGTCTACCTGCGCGGGCGCAGCGCGGGCCGTGCTGACGAACGCCACGACCGCGCCGAGCAGATCAACGAACAGGCGACGAAGGCTCGCCAGGAGGTGCGCAATGTGGAAGACGAGGTGGCCCGTATGGACGATGACGCTGTTTCTGATCGGCTCAGGTCTGGCTGGGTGCGCGGCTCCGGCCAAGGTGGGCGTTGAGTATTGCGACCATGCGCGGCCGATCTACTTCGATTCTGCCGCGCAGGTTGACCAGACGCCCGCGCCGGTGCGGCGCCAGGTGTTGGAGGGCAATGAGAGATGGGCCAAGTTGTGTAGTTGGACGGGGCGGGGTCATTCGTTGACCCACTGCATCCACCATCCCTGGTAGTAGCGCACGCCGGCGATTTCCTCAAAGCCGACCACCATCATGCCGCGGTCTGACGCGAAGGTTAGGAGTTGGGGTTCCAGTAGATCGGGGATGGCGCTGGGCACAGTGGCGCCGAACTTTGCCAGCGCATCCATGGTCATTCGCGGGACGTGCCGATTCAGGCCCTTATGAAGCATGGAGTACATCCGGACCGTGCCCACGACGGGCTGGCCTGGATCGTTGTCGCGGCGGCGTTCGCCGAGGTGGTGTGTGCGTAGGACGCTGCACTGGAATTGCACGGTCTTTTCTGAAAAATACTGTATGGACATACAGTGTAATCAAGCCTAGAATTCGCGCAATTCGGCCCCGATTTCGGCCGATGGGGGACGGAGCATGGCGGACGCGGCAGACTTGCAGCAGCGGGACGAGTACTACTGGGCAGGGCCTGGCGGGTGGACGATCTGCCGGGTGTTCGCGCAGAACCGGTGGCAGTACGAGGTGTGGGCGTCGAACGGCACGCGCCACGGTATGGAGCCGTCCCTAGCCGGCGCGATCACGCTCTACGACAAGGTCAAGCCGGCGGCGTAGTCGGCACAGGCTCGATGGCGTCGGGCAGTTGGTATTTCGAGTTCCCCACCTCCTGGCGCACTGGGTGCCATGTGAATGCCGTTTCCGGTAGGCCATGCTCCAGCAGCGCAAGCGCCTGGGCGGTGGGAAACTCCGGATCCATCCAGTGGATGGCCAGGTCGACCGGCAGCGCCACCGGCCGGCGGTCGTGTACGTCGATCATGCCGCCAGCGGCGTCGTTGGTGACGATGGCGAAACCGTGGGCCTCGTCCCTCTCCGTGTCCGGCCGCCAGTTGCTCAGGCCGGCGAAGAACAGGGGCGCATTGTCGGAGGCGTGGATGTAGTAGGGCTGCTTGGGCGGCTTCGGCCCATCGGCTAGAGGCTTCCATTCATACCAGCCATCTGCTGGCACCAGGATACGGCCGTGCCCTGTCAGCATCTTCCAAGGCCACTTGTTGCCGAGGATCTTGTCGAGCCTGGCACAATTCATGGCGTACTTCGAACCGCTCGGGCGCCAAGTCCACCACTGCCGATCGACTTCGAAGTCGCCGGCGAGGCGGTGCATGGTCAGCGGCCTTGTGCCTGGCGGGATGTTGTAGAGCGGGCCGGTCGGGTCATCGAAGACGCGGCGAGGGTTGGGAAAAATGCGCTCGACGTAATCGAGCGGGCCGGACTTCTGGACGATGCGACCGCACATCGCGCGCTCCAAAGGGGGGGGGGCAGCGGCTGGTTGGCAAATTACCTGCCATTTTGCAGGCATGAGTTTCCCGGGGCCAGTAAAATCGCTATTACTTCGAATAACTAAACGCGAGGAAACATGTCCGGTATTCGGTCTGAGAGTGATGCTACGACGCAGGCTCCAGTGGATCACCCGCCAAAGCCGGAGGGTAGGGCAAACGATAGTCCTGCGGACCCGTTGGCTGTGAGCAAGTCCTGGCTAGATTCCCCAACGGGAAGGTTGGTCCGATGGTTTCTAACATATGGGCTACCGATGTATTTGATCGTAGGCGCCCTCATTTACATCGGTGCATACGGCTTATTCGCTGAGAAGCCTGCTACACCGGCGGGAGGGGGCACGGGCGCGACGGTGGATCGCTCGCAGCAGTACTTTTTGTTTCGCAGGGAAGCGGACGAGCGGCCCTTCGCCCCGATTGCTCCGCCTGCATCTGCACCGTCCCCTATTCAAGACTCAACTGCGATTGCTATTGCGAAGTTTGCAGTAGACAGCACGAAAGACCGAATAGATTCTCTTCGGGAGTCCTACGAAAAATTGTTTGGTGTTATTGCGACTCTGGGGGCCTTGCTCGCATTCCTGGGATTTAAAGGGGTCGAATCGTTTATGACTGCCAGGACAAAGGCACAGGAAACCGTCGAGAAAGCATCAGCCGCAGTTGCTAGTGCGCAGGATGCGAAGAGTCAGGCGGAAAGCGCGATCGAACGCTTGCGGGTGTTTCTTGAGGAAGACTACCCGCGGGACAACCGATCCGAGGTCAATGTGGTCCACGGCATTGTGATGCGCGAAATCGCCGAAATTTATGGAAAGCTGGCGGAGTCTCACGGCAGGCCTAAGGAATGTCCAGATTACATAGACGCTCTGGAGCAAAGTCTCCGGTACCTTAAAAAGGTGCCATACGGTTCTGAGGGCATTGACCCCAAGATCGCATGCCGGGCCCTTGTATCCATCGGAAATGTGAAGCGACGTCTAGGAGATATTCGTGGCGCCCTGGAAGCTTGCCAGCTAGTGTTGGACAAGTTTGGCAAGGATGACGATTCGGCCCACTACAACCTCGCGTGTTACAGCTGTTTGCTCGCCGAAGAGGCGTCGGCTAACCACCGACATTCGACAGCCATGGGACACGCATCGACTGCGATTGCGGGACTGAAGAGATCGATCGAGTTGGACGCGCGATGCCGGGAAGCGGCGCGCAATGATCCTGACTTCGCTTGGCTGCGCGAGAGGGGTGATCCTGCATTCTTGCAGTTGTTGCAAGTTGGCGTAGTTGTTTGA